TTTGATGCTGAACAGTTGACCATTCGGTGTAAGAGTCACGCCCATTTTTTTGAGAGCAGTAGTGTCGATTTGTTGACTGAGTAGCGTATCAACATTAATTCGTTTATTGCCAATAAAATCTTTCATCTCATCAGTATACTTGGCTGGTTCGATAAGAGACTCCATTGAAATATTATATTGCATGATCAAGTGCGGATACAGACTGTTCAAGTCAAACGAAGCAACCCAATTATGCATTCCTAGTAATGGTTCTTTTACATACGCACCTTCGTATGCTGTTTTTTTGTCACCCCTTTTCATTTGCGGGATAACAACATTTTTTCTCTTGAGGTAGTTATAAACAATCGCATCCCACATGCGCACTTGAGTGAACACATCATCATAGTTTACTTTGTTATCATATGCAAGAGTCAGAGCCAACTCAATCAACTTCATCTTGTCTTCGAGTTTCTCAACAAGTTCTACGTCTTTGATATTATACTCAATGAACTTTTGATAATCTTGTTTGTACAATTGATGAAGTGTCTCGAACTCACTAAAGTCGAGTTTCTTTTCTCCCAATTCAACATGAGCAATATTATCGAGACGATATGATTCTTGTTGCGCGTATGTGAATTTGCGATACAATTCAATATAATCTAGCGTAGCAACACCTACAATATCGTAGATCATATGCTCGCGATTCATAAAGTATGCTTCGCGTTTGTCTAGATAATTCCAAGGAGATAATTTTTTTGCTTCTGACTCACCAAGAATTTTGGTGATGCGATTTACAAGATATGGAATATCGAATGTCTTAATATTCCAGCCAGAGATTACATCAGGATGGAATCTTGCCCAGAAGTCAAGGAATCTTCGTATAAGATCGAGTTCATCTCGACACTTTGCATAGTGCACGTCGTCACGATGCTTGCTATAATCGCCGCAACCAAACACAAAATAATTACCTTTGAGTTTGATAGTGATTGCTGTGATTTCTTCGGCAGCATCTCTTGGTTCGGGGAATCCATTTTCAGATCCGACCTCGATGTCAAGATAGGCAATGCTAACTTTATTAACATCCCAGAGTATATCATCAGCAAAAGTATCGGCAATAAAAGCATACTCGTAGCGATTATTACCAAAAACAGGGAAATTATCGACACTCTCATACCTCTTTAAAAAATCACGACACTCTGAAATATTGCCTGGCTGTATCGGCTTTACGAAATCACCATTCAATGTTCTTGTGTCAGTTTGCTCTTGACTTAACAAATAAAATGTCGGACGATACTCAATCTTTCGTCGGACACGCTTGTCGTTTTCTACGCCTCTGAAAAGAATAAACTTTCCAGAGACGCAGACGTTAGTGTAGAAATCGGACATATCACCCTGTAATTAATTGCTTTGGCGGTACAACTATTCCCGCGCCGAATATCTGATTATACCCGTTTTTCACATCATCAGCAACCTCTGCGATAACAAGAATATGATTCTTCTTGATTGTGAACGGAGGATTGCTTGCTTGCATCCATGGCATAAAACCAAGAACTGGTGCGCCATCTTTACCACGCTGAAGAACACAGGCAACTGGATTAGTGAACGTTAATTCAACATCACCATCATCTACGATTTCTACAATTAATTCCTCGCCATTTACGAGTTTGATTGCTTTGATTGTCATTTGTTTTCACCTTTTTATATTTGTCAAATAAACCTTTTTCTTTTAAACTTTGTTTCTCATTATTCTTATAAAAAGAATCCTGGAACATAGTCCAAATATCCTTACCAACTATCAGTCTCCAACCATTAAATTCTTTTATCTCTATTTCTTTAGAGGCAAGAAAATCACGAAGTTCAGTTAGAGAATGCATTATTCTTCACTGTTTCCAGTGTCCATAGACTGTCGCTTCAACTTAAAATTTACATGATTAGCATGCGCAGAAATAAACTGTCGCTTCAATTGTCCACGACTGTGTTCATCGCCTGTCCAACCATAAGTTTGCCCCATAGCAAGCATTCGCTTAAAGTGGCGTGGAAGTTTAGCATTAAAAAAGTCACTACGATTAGCCATTAGTTTTTCTCCAAATTTGCAATTTCATCACTCAGATCAACTGTTAATTGATCATAAAACCTTTTAGCAGCCATAATTGTTTCTGGCGTTGCATTGTTATGGTGTATACCGCGATCCATACTTAGATCAGATTTGGTCAGTCTTCGCTTAATCTGTGTCTTTCGATTTATAAAAGTTTGCGTCAATGGCGATAAATTTAAATGACAAATCGCAAGTTTGTCTGTAGCCTTACCCATATCCCAAAAATGACGACCAACACTATAAACAGAAGTTGCCAAATAGTCGACTGGATAGTTATGTATACTCCTCATCCACCTTGTATTCAGAATAACCTTTTCTGGTTTTTTCTGATTAAATAATCCAATACTTGTTCCATGATGTGGGTGGGGGAAATCATTTTTGTAATGGACTCCATGATGACGCTGTTCTAACATTGGAACATCAGGATCTGGCTCCACACCCTCATGCTCTGGTAAATCGTTCATCAGATGACAAGGGATCAATACTTGTCTTGGACTTTTAAAGTCATTCAAATAATCTAGATTGCCAACTAGAAATTCAGTTGCATTGAGAGTTGTAATCCAACTGTTAGGAAATTCTTTTAGTAGATCTTTTTCAATCTTAGAGAGAACTACATCCCAGAGAAAATTACTAACCTCTGTTTGTGTTACCTTGTAGTATCTCCAGTGCGGAGCGTGTTTCTTATACAATTCATAAGTATTGTCGGACTCATTACCCCAACCAAAGTCTACAACAACACCGAAATCAAATTTTTTGACGGTATGAGGAAACCACCACTGCAGCAAATAATGTTCCGTATCAGTGCTTAATACTGCGATCTTCATACATACCTCCCACTAAAACTTCTTCGCATTTGTTCCAGAAACGTTCTTCTTGTCCTGGCATTCGAATTTGAAAATTATGCCAGAACAAATCTCCGTTTTCATCGCCGTATGTTGTACCCATTCCATACTTCGGCATTCCGTCGGCAAGATCCCAGTATGGAGGCTGATTCTTTTCCCAATCATATCGTTGTGGGGGAGCATCATATCTTAAAGGTAAAACTTTAACAACACCAACACCATTTGCTTCTGCCGCCCAAGTGTATTCTTCTAGAACATCAGAACGTTCTGTTTCAAGAGCAGAAGGTGCGCCAATATTAACGTAAGTTTGTTTGCTAATTGCAGAAGCAGAAGGTGCAGCAAATACATGTTGATTATTTTGTAGGTGGTTTGTTCGCTGTGCATTCCCAATTAATTTACCTTCTAATGCAATCTTCGCATAGTATTCAAACGCATGATTGCTTAACGGAATACAATCTATATCAAGAATAATAACAACATCGTGATCTAATTTCTTTTCAACATTCTTATCTCGCAAGACACCTGCTTTGACGCCATTCATGCCCCAAAAATAATCTAGGAATACTCCATGCTTGACATCCATGCCAACAAGAAATTGATAGTGCGGATAGTTCTGAGGATTAAATTTCTCTACAACCTCGCGTTGCAACTCAACCGTTTTGCGATTGATATTTGGCATTGAAACTGAGACAATGCATGCATTTATTTTTTCCATGGAAGTTTACCTTTATAAAAATCTATCATTGCTTTGTTACCCTTAATAAAAAATTCTTTTTTGACTGAGATGCCAGTGCTACCAACTCTATATCTTACCGTATATTTCCTATTGGTGTCAAACTTTAATTTATTTTGCTCGTGCATAAGAACTGCAGTCAACGCGCGATCAACTTCCATAACACCTGGTTCTCTCGCTTTACGATTCCAGATTGGCGAAATAGAGACTGCAATATCTTTTCTAAGAAAGAAACAATTAACATCAACAAAATGATCATTGAGAACTGATTTCCATTTACCAAGACTCTCGCAATCATCATTACAAATGACATTGTCATTATCATCAACAATCTTTCGGAGAGAGTATGCCCAATCGAGTTTGTTTTCTGTTACAAGTTTTACAAGGCTCTCAACATGATTTGGTTCAATTGAATTATCATCATCAAGCCAAAAAACAAAATCACCATTAGCAAGATATGTGAACGCCCCATAGATTCGATGTCCATTGAATCTATCTTTACCTGTTGAGTATGGAAGAACAATCAGATTTTCTTGTGGACCGTTTACTGGAAATTCAATTCTAGTTAAGATTTCGTCTGCGTTGTTCCAGTGTTCTTTTCCATCAACGACAACGATGTGTTCGATGTTTTTGTATGTTTGATTGCGAACAGACTCAATACAATTTGCAAGTTGTGGTTTACCAACTGTTGCTGTGATAATAGAAACTTTCATAGACCACTTCTTTTTTTACAAAATTCATTAACAGCAGGATCGTTTTTTTGATCTTTATACGGAGCATACAATGCACGCTTTCTAGATTCAGCCTTGCTATTCACATAACTCAAATAATATGTCGCAAGACTCTTTCTGGCAATATGCTCTGGACAGGTCAGTTCCTCTGGTAATCCATGCCATGAATTTTGTGTTGTATCAAACAAGACTGCTTGATTAAATTTATTCTCAATTTTTGTCACACATTCTTTTGGCTGCTGCGTTTCTTCGTCATGGCTCCAAAGTTCTAGACCACCACCCCACGAAGAGTCCCAATCAGGAGTCATGTAAATGATGAGATTGTAATTTCTCATCAGAGGAA